TAATCTTCTATCACCTCTGAGTTCTTCAGACCATTTCTTTAAATCAGATGGTTCTTGTTTCTTCCACTCTTCAGGTTTATGTAGTTCTTTGTTTGCATGTATACCTACCAAACCTCTGAATGTTCTTTTCTTTTCTTCTTCTAAAAACAAAAGACCAATCTTATCTTCAGTAGTTTTCCATATATGATATACAAGTTCACGAAGTAAACTTGACTTACCCATGCCAGTTCCTGATGTAAGTGTAACCAATTCACCAACACGCATACCATATAATTTTTTATTTAAACCTTGAAAAGGATAGGGAACAGAGTCCACTTCTTCTTCAACCCATAGTTCATCAACAATATCATCATATGTTACAATACCTGCAGGTGTATAAGGTTTAGCATCCCACCATGTGCGAGTAAACTGTTCCCTTTTACCTGCCTTTAAATATTCGTTAGCATCTTTTAATTCAAGATTAACTATCTTACATTTATTAGGTGGAAATATTTCTGATACTCTGTTAGCAGTTTCTCTACCAATACTATCGCTATCAAAACAAATAACAATATTGTCAAAACTATTTAAGTATTCAAAGTTTTGTTTACAATCTCTGACTGCTGAAGCTACACCATTCTTAATAGACACAGTAGCATAACGACTACCAGTCATTTGAAAGACTGCCATAGCATCACATTCACCTTCAGTAATTGTGATGTACTTCTGTCCACTTGTAAACAAGTGTTGTCCAAACAATTCAGACTCAGCAAAGTTACCTTGAGTTGTAAAAACTTTAGGCAATGCTCTAATTTTATTAGCAACATGCTTACCTTGTGCATTATAAAATGGATAGATATGTTTTGTTACCATTCCATTATTAGCTAGTGTCGTTACCCCATACTTACTTGCAGTTTCTTGAGAGATATTTCTATCTTTCAATTCAGTTCTGTCACCTACATATAAATCAGAATAACTATTTACATTATTTGTAATAGGTGTTACTTCCACTCCTTCTCCTTTCTCAAAGTATCCACAGTCAGGTGTAAAACAATGTGCACCATCAGTATATCGTGCAAGATTATCTTTACTCCCACATTTAGGACACTGTTCATGTCCAATAAATTTACTTTCCATTTTTAACATTCAACCCCCTAGTGTATTGTTTCTTTGTTTTTTCCCATAACTGGTTCAAATATTTCATCACCTTGAGTAGGTGGTTCACCCATACCTAAGGCAATAAGTTCTTGAGCAGTATCATTTAATGCATTTTGCATTGTAAGAAAACCATAGTATTCTTTTTCAGCTTTCATTATAGCTGTAATAGATAATGCTCTTGCCATAAGATATACAGTTTCAGGCGAATCATACTTCTCAATTAAATCAAGAACCATAGTATGAAACTTTTTTATAATCTCTTCCTTTTGTTCTTTGGTTAAACTATTTTCCACTATCAACTCCTTCCATCATTTCAACAAAACCATTTATATCTTTCATTGGTACTTCCTTTATATTAGATTTACCACTGGCAGTTAAAACAAAGTCAGCAACTGAAGTTGGTATGTCATCATATGTTTTATACATTGTTGTTATCTCCTTCCTTAAAACCTTCCATTATTATTTGTCTTGATTTTAAGTCGTTATTATGAATTATATTTATTAGTTTGTCAAGATACCATCTAGCTTTTTTCAAATCTTCTAGTGGCTTTCCCTTGTAATCGTATCTCCACATGTACTTTACAACATTAGCTTTTAAGTAACCAAGAAATTCTTTGTCACTCATTGATGCTTGTATCGCATCTATACATTCAATCCCATGTTTATTATAATGCTTGGGATTATTAACATTATCGTATTGATTTATATGCGTGTCCATATTCTTTGTCCTTTCTTTTTTCACGAAACTCTTTTAGTGTGTCACACTTAACTGCCTTTATTTTATAGGGTGGTTTAACTTGTTCATATATTTTTTCAACATGAGTTTCACAACCATTAAAAACTTCAGGCAAAACTTTTGAATATATTCTATCATTATACTCAATCCAAACTGTAATTAAAAAATAATTAAACATAGTTTATCCAGTAATATATAATAGAATAAATAAAGTTAATAAAAAAAGTGCTATTAATTTATCTCTCATTATCTAATCTCCATTGGCATTGGTACAACACATTGTTTTTCTTGTACTGGTACATACTTAGGGTCAAGTGGTACACCTTCAATTAGTTTTTGTCTTATCAAATGATGTTCCCAACCAATACATATATAGCCAGTTCTTCTGTGTTTACCTCTATCAATATCTCTAGCTTTGAATTCTTCGTCAGCTATCACACTAGCATTTTTACAGTCAGGTAATTCTCTGACAAAGAGTTCAACATCACCTACTGGTGAAGAGAAAGTTAGATATAAAGCTACCATTTCTTTTATCATTTATCTAGTTCCTTTGTTACACATTTTTGTTTGTAATACACATTGCCCAAGAATGTGAGACTAGGGTTCTGTGGCTCTGGTTTTTTCTTACCAACATATTCCCATACACAAGTCATAGTCTTGTTATTGTTTGCTCGTTGGTGAAAAAAGTCAATGTTATCAAGGGTATAGATGTTAAATACTATACCAAGTATTAATGTTTCAACTCCCATTATTATTCCTTTCTATTATTAATATACATATACAACTTGTGGTAGTGGTGTATAATCTATTCTTCTATCCACATGTATAAAAGTTCTTGCCACTCCTACAGTCCAACCTAAATCTATTGCTCTTTTAATTAAGTCTTTTCTAAAGACTGAATTAGGTATGGCAATATCAACTGCACAAGTATCTGTGTTCCATTTGTCATTACCAATTTTATGGAATGAGTTAGGACTTGCAGGATAGCCACGACTTTTTAACCAGTCGTTGTGTTCTTGTGAACGACAACAAGAAGTTATCTGTAATGGTTCACCCATATTATCTCTTAAATTTATTAAACAATTTAAGAAACCTTCAGCTAAAATAATATCTTTAGATGTAGGACATTGTAATTCCTTTTCACTAAAGTATTTATTTTCGTAGTAGTTTAATGTTTGCATTATCTATTTCCTTTCTTAGTTCTTTAATTCTTTTATAAGAATTATATAGTTGTTTATTTAATGTTTGTATTTCTTGTATGTATAAGTTTTTGTTTATCATTTTTTACTTACCTTTCATAAATACTTATAAAACAATTATACACTTTTTGTTTTTTATATGTCAAATTAAAACTACAATAGTCAAATTACTGACACTTATGTGTTGTAATTATACAACAAACTATCTTCCTCTCCAATCTCTTTTGTCACCTCTTGGTGTTGTTATTTGTTTCTCACAATCATAGCCACTATGTGTAGTGATAACCATTTTTTCTTTATCAGTACAAGTATAGTAACATTTAACAGAGTCTTCACCAAAGAATGGTTCAACTATTTTTTCTTTTGTCAGTCTACAAATAACAGAGTATTGGTTTCTCTCATCATAAAGTTTACCTTTACCAGTCCACTTATAACTCCAACTCTTTGCATCAACAACAAGAAATAAATATATCATAGTAGTTAATATGATTTTAATAATCATCATCTAACTCCAGAAAATCTTGATAGTCTTGCAACTCTTCTCGTGTCATAAGATTGACAAGTATTGGTGTGTCTTCACCTATGTATGCACCTTCAATGTTGAAGTCTATAAATTCTCTAGCTTCATCATAAGACATATCGTCCCTTTTAACCAGTTTGGTTATCATTTTGTGCTTATCATAGATAAATACATCTACCATACCACTGCGTGTGCCTACACCTATGATGCAGTCATCATAATCATCCCATATTTTCATTACTCATTCTCCTTCACTACATCTTTAAGTTTTGATGTATCAAATTCATATAATTCAGTAAGTCCATCATTAGAGCAGGAAGTAGTATAAGGTACTGGACATGACCCTAACCATTCATCAAACTCTTTCATTGTAATTAATACTTTCATTACTCACTCCTTTCATAAGCATGTGTTACATTTATATCAATTCTATCATCCATAGAATTATCAACACTTTCTATGTCTAATATGTTTCCATCATCCATGTAGCAACCCACATATAAATCTGGGTCACAGCATTGTAATAGTCTTATAAGTTCTTTTACTTTCATTACTCAATCCTTTCTATTGTTAAAGAGTGTCTATACTCAGGTTCAGTATTAGCATCTATAAACTTTGTTTGTATTTTTAAGCCATACTTTTTTAATAAAGTATTAATAATTTCTATTCTCTCTTTAAATATTTCAGAGTCATAGCTATCATTAAAACCTATTTCTATTAGGTCTTCTATCTTAATGAGTTTAATAAATTCATATGCTTTCATCTATCTCTCCTTTCTTTCTAAATGAAAATCAAGTATCTCACATACTTTATCTACAGTTTCACACCATATGTCTTCGTACTTTTCTTTAGTTATCCAGTTACCATTGTCTTCATCTATTTCATAAGGTGATTCATTATAAACATCACCTATATGTTTATCAAACATAATGGTGGCTAACTCACAGTACAAAGCTACATAGTCTTCAGATTTTATTATAGGTTTACTCATCTTCGTACTCTCCTCTCTCGCACTCTATTGTTTCTTGCAATGGTTGTTGCATTGCAGTTAATATTATATGTTGAGCAGACGCAACTGAAGGTGCAGTATCGTGTATAAATTGCACTGATACATCTGCTAAGGCACACGCAATGTCAAATCCGTGTGTCTTTCTTTTGATATGTTTGTTAATTACTTTTGCTAAGTCTTCAGCCACAATGTCCACATCAAACTTTGCATCTGTAACTTTAGATTTCTTTTTCTTTCTAGTTTTAAAATCAATTACATCACACATAGTCATAGTCCTTTCTGCCATTTATTTATTAATGCAAATAAATTATTTGCACACTCTTGTCTACCATAATGAATGAAGTCATCTTTGTTTTCACAAAATTTCTCATCATACAATTCAGTATTTTCTATTTCATTTCGTAACCATAATTTTATTTTATATAAAACTATAGTTTCTTCTTCTATTAATTTATTATTTGATATAGTCATAGCTATACTCCTTTCATTTTAGTTACTGTATCATAGAATCTTGGATTCTCCAAGATAAATTCTTCACCATCTTGATAAAATGTAATCTCTTCATTATCATAGGCATCATCAATGATGAACTCGTCCACACCCATTTCAAGTAACTGATTCTCAGTCATTTGTCTGCGTGTTTCTTGCGTCACATTTATTAATATAAACTTTTTATTGTTCATAGTTTATTCCTTTCTAATTCTTCAAGATGATTTACGAGCATATCCAAACCATCACACACACCTTTATATTCTGCTTGTGTTTGGCTATCATTTACCCATTCATCATCATCTTTGATATCTATTGCTATGTTTTTTATTTTCTCTAATGAAACTAAAAATGGTGGACTATAATTATCTTCTTTAAATAGTTTTCTTAGCTTTGCATTATCTAGTAAGTGTT